CCATTTACTCACAGACACACATGATTGAATTCAAATACTAATGTTAAATGAAAGCAAAAACAGTCCGGTCATAAATAGAAAACAAACATTAACTTTAAAACTATTAACTTGAAAAACGCTATCACGCGTTAATTCAATACTATAAATATAGTGTCTTCTAGGGCATTACGCAACCTCTGATATCGCTCAGACAAGTTGAAGCGTTATTGGAATGTGTTATGAATCAAAATACAAATTATAAACAAAGTACATATTTACAAACAAAAATTTCTACTTTTCAACAAAAACTCATTCTGTTTTTCTTTTATGTCATTCCTAATAGTCAAGTAATCTTCATAAATAGGGGGCTCTAAATACAAATCCATATCTTTTTTCGTATCAATTTCATCCTTTATCTCTTGCAACAAATTGTTATAAACTCCCTCACCATGATAAGCAGCAAATCGCAACGCATCTCCAATCATACACTTCTTTACAAGCAAATCATCCATTCTAGATTTCTTAATCCAATTTAATTCACGGTAACTCACATACATAGGCATAGCAGGCATCCACATATCTCCATCTTTTCGAAATGATGATTTCAAGAAAGAAAGATCAACCACTCTATCATACGGTGTCATTTCATCTGTTTTTTGTGCGGAAGTCAATATAATGCCATAATTCTTTAACAATGCCGAAATAGAAGCGCGATTATACCATCGCACTACAGCTGCTGAAACAGCACCTAAGAAATCATCACCATAAGTAATTAACCTAAGATACTTTCTCACATCCTCCTTAGTAGGGAAACGACGAGTATTATTTACACACAACATAGCATACGACATTAGCAGATACAATATGTTAGCCCACGAGTTTATCAAATCTGTCAACCATTGCCCAGAACTATTACCTTTATACGATATTGCTAACACATCACCAATGAGATGAAACGACATACAAAGCATAAAGAACAAAACATGTCTAGCATTTCTTTCTTCAGCATGATTACCATAAAATTCATCTGAAATTTCTTGAAAGAACGGGTATGCCCAATCAGGAATAGTACCATCATATTCCTTATAATCACCATCAATTCCCAGAGTATTATCACCATTTATAAGCAATCCACGAACAAGTGTTGACCAGTAAGCTTCTTTATCTAATCCTACACCATGCATCAGTTTTAGTCCTCCATTCCTTCTAAACCAATTCCCAAGTGCTCCTAAATATCTCTTCATAAGAATTAACATTATAAGAGAACAACACTCAATTACACGAGTCTTACCTTCTTTCACTTTTTCTTCTGGACGCAATTCATCTTTAAGCGCTGAAACAAACAAATCATCAAATCTTTCACCTTTACGCAACTTTTGATCAGCATCCTGTAAGAAGGCATAAAACGTTTTCTGAAATATGGGATGAACTTCAGTATATGCTCTTTCAGAAAATCTGTACCTAAACTTTCCATCAGGCAATTCAACAACATCAATGAGACCACGTTTACCTTTAGCATCAGGAGTACTCCAAATCCCAGCGGAAGTATCTAAATTAACTTCTGACATCTCATCTACAATACCATTTAAACAATCTTCAAAATCAAGCACTCTAGGATCATAAGGATCATGCTCAGCTACTTCACGCATATTGCTAATGTAAACATCACGAGCAAAATCCGTATACTTCTTTGAAGGAGCAAACTGGACCTTATCTTTATACGCAAACTTTCTAGCACGTTTCTTAAGAACTCCAATTCCCAAAGGTGGAACACCATGATGATCAGGCCATTTCTCTGTGTTACGCAATTTGGAATGCACTTTCTTCGTAGAATTAGGTATGTTTTTCGGATGTTGCACTACTCCCAAACACTCAAAACTATCACTCCATTCCTTATCTACACTGACCATAGGTACAGGAAAACTCTCCACGACAAGATCATTTATAAAATCATCACCCAAAGAATCCATTGCAGCAACTATTTCCTCTCTTACCAATAATCCGAAGCCTAAGAAATACTCTTTCTTTACAGTTTTTTCCATACCAGTATGTATTCCAAAAAACCTGCGAGCAACTTGTTTTCCTAAAACATATGGACTACCACAATCTCCTTGGACTGACTGACCAGGTTCTGATTTAATCAACATAGAAGTGTAACCACTACTTCGCACAAGTGAATTAGGACTGCCAATATTTGACCTATATACAGTTTGAGTGCTCATAACCCCAGAACACACTCTCAAAGATCCATCCTCATTTCGAAAGAAAGCTTTATAACCGACAGGACTCTCAATATACTTATCAAAATCACCTCTTGTCAATATATGATGTAATATGTTACGTACATTTGGCACAGCATACGGCAACTTCAACACGCAGACCTCAGTAGCAGTTTCCAAGCAAGGATCCCGAATTGGCACACGATCGCGCAATGGTATTTCCTTATACACAACATGCTCACCAGTCAATGGACTAAGAAATTTGAAGAATAAACGATTTCCTTCAACAAGTGCATTACTAACAACATGAGTTGGAACTATAATAAAGCGATTATTTATAAACACACCACGAGCTGCTGGCTTAACATCCATTTCAGTAATACGATCAACAGGAATTCTTGGATCAACATAAAACAAAGCAACTGTGTTATTGATAATACGGGTCAGATGATTATCCTCACTCTCAGCAGGGCGGTCCGACATAACCGCAGACTGTGCATCATGGGCTTGACTCGAAACTACTCTAGTTGCTCGCGGAGCTGTAACTCTAATATCACGCGAATAGGCTTGAGTTTCCGAATCAACTACTTCATCTTGAATTGTAAAATGCTCAAATACTCTATCAATTAACCACACACAAGCTCTTTTTAAATATGTATATGAAATAGCAACAGTTCCAAAGCAAAATAGCATACGCACACCAAAAGGCACACTACTCACCATATCTTGAGCCATTCCATACCACTTCTGTACTAAATTACGATCTTGCGTATCTTCTATCTCCTTATCAAGTGTACAACGAAGTTCTGTATCATCTCCCTTGTCATTCTTTGCCAACATAACATAAAGCAATGCCACATAATGAGGTTCACTAACAACAATATCTCCATAAGAATCATACAAGAAAATAAGACAATCTGCATACACACTTTGAGTTGAACGGGGAATAAATTTAACTAAATGTAAATTTTCATTCAGTTCTTTGGCCATTGCCAAAAGAGCCTTACTTATGTCAGCTACTTTATATTCTGCTAACATCAATTCTTTCATACCATGTCCAAGAATGGTGCGCGTATCCTTTCCAGTTTTCAGAGCTTCTGACATCACTTTAATCATCTTAATTTTACCATCAGTAAGTTTCAACACTGGAGCATTCCCGAATAACCAGCTAAATCCTTCAAGACTAGAATCATCTGTATCTTCCAACAAGGGTATATCCATCATAGAACTCTTAACCTTATCAAACTCAATTTCATTCTGACTTTTCCCAACAAATGACTTCTTAATATCTGCTAATTCTCTAGCAGCAATATCCGCATGTTTACGTAAATCAAGTACAAGCGCATTAAAGAAATCACTAAACTTAACAGGACTCTTTTCCGTAATACCACCATGCGGATTCAACTTATAAAAAAGAAACACATCATCCAAGGCAATAAGCTTATTCTCATGCATTTCCATATGAACTTGAAAAGCAGCTGCATTTAACTGGCACGACTTCCTTTTAGTAGGAGACCATTTGGGCACTGTTTCATCCGGCACAGAGAACTGTTCACTTACACACATGTACCATGCATTATCTGCAAAACGACGCACCAATGCTTCGGGACAATTGACACCCGTGGCTCCCATCAGATCCTTAGTATTAGTAGTTGCTATCACTAATTTGGAATCAAAATGTGACCCTTTTTCAACCAATGATGCCATGTTCAACGCACATGCTGAAGAAGATATGAAATTAATTATTTTAAACCAATCTTCACCATCAGGTTGCATTCCAATATCATCCATAATTGTTATAGGTTGTGACATATATCCATCGAAGAAGACTTGATTTGGATCCATAGGACAATCAAATACAATCTCACCGTATTCTCCTTCCCATCCCATAGCCTTACTTAACAAATTAACTAGATAACCAGAAACTAACTTACTTTTCCCACAGCCTGGCAAACCAGAAAGCAGAACACCCACAGGAGGTGATCGCCTTTTTGCTACAGAGAGATTCTTTGCAAATGTAGTCGTCATTTCAATTACTTTATCAGAGAACTTAGCCATTAATGCTTTATCTATCGGAGTCTCTCCCACGATTGTAGATAATATTCTATATTCACGAATAAACACCACACATAACAACAAAAATTTCTCATTAGTCAATTTTGCAAATCTAGCATTGCCATCATCATGCAAATTAAAATACTCATTATTCTGAAAGCAACCTGCAGTATTTCGCAACACAAATTCATCATACACTTCAGTAAAGATTTCTGGACTTTTCCTCAATTTTTCCTGTCGCTTTAAGAAATCTTCTGTCAATTGACCACTCATAAACCACCCTAAGAGCTGTGTCATAACTTTCTTAATACTAATCCAAAGCTCACGAATAGTCACTCCGACAATTGAAGAGAACACAATTCTCACAAATGGTGACTCACACTTATCAATACCACAGAATCTTACACCCATAGCAGTACATAAGGCACAAAATAAAGTAGAGAGACCTTCACACATTGTAGTATCAAGCGCTTGAACCTGAGTGATATCATTATTATGGGACATTGCACACTTACTCAAAATCGTCTCACCACTAAACGCAGCAGCACTCAAATATACAGCAACTTTAGCTAACAAAAGTGAAAGAGACTGATTACCAGCCCACCATTCACGCAACTCGTTCAATACTAGAAAGAATCCTAAATACACCATTACAAACTTAGACACACTCACAAGTTTTTCCATACACGTAGATACAACTTGATCACCAACATGCACTCCCATTCTCTTTAGAACTGCAGTAAAAGCGGACCTCAAAGGAGCTACAACCCAATCATCAAAACACTGCCACAAAGTTTGAAAGGGTACCTGTAATACACCCAATATCGATTTAATCACGCCCCAAACAATTTGGAAAACATTCTGATCTCCATCCTGACTTTGAGTATCCTCACCAACAATTTGCGAAACAAAATGTTCTGCGATATATTTCAACGCTCTTTCCTTACTCATAATATGACGTAAGAAATCAACAATCTTAGTTGCAGCTTCCTCTTTTGCAACAGCCTTAGTTACACCACAGGCAACCCTAGTAATCTTAAGCCACGAGAATGTACAGTGCCACATATTGCCTTCCCTCATAAAGTCTACTTTTACCTTAGTCCCAGTAGATTGTGATAACTCATTTAATATAGACACACTACAACCAGATTGTAATTCAGATTCTTCTATTTCATCATCCAAAGTAGGATAATCAACAAAGTCTAACTCAACTTTTGTATCACACTCACAACAATCTGCACACTTACACACACTTTGCACTTTAGTTTTAAGTGATGAGAACAATGATCCCTGTGCTTCTGACTCAATTGTATCACGCAGAGGAGGTAAAGGAAGACCCATACCATGCGTAGGTGGATTACTGCCGGGTATACGATTTGATTCATCACTGTTTGCAAGACTGCAAGATACCAAATACTGCGTTTCCGCTACAGGACCATAACCATAAAGTTTGAAATCATCTCCCACAGAATGATTTATCTGGAAATTTAGAGCTGCACCATCATCCTTATGAATATACACAGTACCTCTATTCACACCTTCCATCAAGGATGCATAACTACTAGCCTGTAATAAAGAGAATGGTGTATACTGTGGAAAGTCAAAGACTTTGATGGGTTCCATAGCTGGACGCCAATAAACATTACGAGTACAAGCACTACCATGTGACTGTTCTAGTGAAAATTTCATCTCTTTCCATTCCTTAGTTTGGAAAACGGGATCATACATAACTTGCACAAATCCTGGATCATCCATAGGTTGTCCTGCAATTATAGTGAGTCTATCACTACCACTCTTGAATAAATAAGAATCCACAATGGCTCTATGTTTTTTCCCTCCAAAAGGTGAACCAGACAAACAATTTCCTGCTCTTGTAATTTTCAACTCTGTAACTCTTTCAGGTAGTTTTAAATAATCATAAACATTCATATGCTCAAAATTGTAGGAAGGTTTCTCAATACTGGAAGCCGGAAAAGGCCTGTCAGTAATCTGTTCTCTCTCAGAAGCAACATCAAGTGATTGTAATTGAGATAATTCTGTAAGATCCCCAAGATATTTAGTAACCTTTTCCTCAGTTGCATGTTCAGGAAAATCGAACCTTTGATCACCTATCTCAAATCCCTTTGCCTTGGCAGACGATCGCCTTACAGCCTCATCGACAATAGCAGGAACCTCAGCATATTCATTTGGATTATCATGCAACTCACACGCTTTTCCAGGACCAGAAGGTTTCCACTGAGCAAGCATATCAGAAAATGCATCATCTGATGGGAAACACATTCGAGTAGACATATTTGACGGCACGGCAAACTGAAAATCACGCCCTGCTGCTACATAAACATTCACATCCACAGAAGTAGCAACAGCATTGGAATTACAATGCAATTGATTTGCAACAAGTATCAATAATTTCCCAGTCATGCCTTCTCGCGTTAGTCCCTGAACGACACCTGGATCACGTCCTCCTTGTGTTAACTCAATAGGCTTAATTTGGTTCTTATACGAATTAGCATCATGATTACGTAGAGGAGCCCACGTATATGGATATACAAATGGTACCCTGTACGTGACTTTCTTATTTTCTGAAATATCCATAAATATATTTCCTAAATTTTTTGCATTATCAACTGTTGCAATTGTATTGCCATCATAACCCAGGTATGGAGCAAAGCAAAGATACAACTGACCAGAATGTAATGAGGTGCATACAACTTCCACAGTAAACTCCAGTTCTCCCCTCCAATACTCAAAGAATTGCGAGAAATATGATAATGGAGTATGACTACACTCAGTCCAAACAACATTATATTTCTTATCCAAGGTAGGACCAAGAGGAAAGTAAATGACCTCACGCGAATGATCCTTGGTCAAGCAAGCAAATGGAAACACAGGCAAACATTGAACAACTCCAGTTGAACTAGTCGTTAAAGTAAAAGTTGTCAATAAAGCAGGTTCCCGCAATCTTTCCAACAAATCTCCCTGTAAAGCTTTTGATGATACCACATGTCCTTGATCCTTCACCATAATGTCTTTCTTAGAAAATCCTAATATAGCAGATTCTTTCGGTATATCAGTTGTGGAACAATCACCCGGTTCAAATACGGGGACTGTAGGTTGATCATACTTCATGCCATCTCCCATTACTGAATTTGCAAGTCCGGTAACTGCCTGAGCAGCTATTGCGCCCACTACACCCTCAACGCTCTGTACTTCATTGCATAAGATAGCATAAGGATTCTTTTTAATCTTCCTAAATAACTTTTGAGAATCACGCTCAGCTAGCAAGGTTTCATTGCTAATCGCGTTCTCACGAATCGTGTCAGTGAAGGATGGCACTGTAAAATCCTTAGCATATCTTCTCACAGCTATATGAGGATCAATTGCACGCGCTTTCACTGTCAACTTAAGATTATTTATGCTACCTGCAGTTCTAAAAACGTTCCAAACATATACTCGAACTTTCACTGTAGAGAACTGTGAAGGACCAATGGGCATATACTGCAAATAATGTGAATATGGAACTCGAAGAATTGCCTCAGGTGTGGAATTTGCATCAAGAAACACATGTGGTAACTGCGTTAGACTACGAAGCGAACGTGACCCATTAAAAGCATCAGCTGGGCCACAAACCATCAAAAGTTTACCCTGCACAAACGCATTCGTGTTCATACGTAATTTCACCTCAAAGTCACTTCTATAAACAGAGTGTAGCACTGACACGCCATGAGGGGGTATAACAGAATCCAACAATTCCTTGGGAAAATCCAAATCCAACAATACATCAAATTGAGAAGCAGAAGCTGTCCAATTAGTACCAGCAATCACATACTCTTCAGAAAACATCTGTCTCTCGGTAACTGCCTGCACATTTGTAACCTCTTTTACAACTTGACTGGTACCTGATTGTATAGGTTGATCAGCTACTGTTAACTCAGGGGGTATATCAACTACGTCCATAGCATAACTCTGTGACTCAGAATAATACACATCATCACCACAATAGGGAAAATCATAATCAGGAGACCACAATCCTGCAGCACCACTTACATGTATATCATCACCATGATCAAGAGAATAATCAGGAGGCCACACATCAACTCCATCAGTATTATCACTCCATCCATCTTCAAGTGAGAATTTATCATACTCATCATATTCAAAGAAATCATCAGGAGGTTCATCATATCCCATACCAAAATCATACTGACCTAAATTTTCATAGAATTCCATATCAATAAAGGCACCATGACACTGCACTTGCGACTCAACCGGATCAACTTCCATAAACATATCTTGATACATCTGCGTAGTCTCATACTTTGTCTTCCAAGCTTCATTCTCAACAGTCAACTCATAAACTTGACGTTCTAATTCATCTATCTTATTTTCCAAGTCTCCATCAGTCATAGCAGAATCATTAACCATATCTTGCATAACAGCAATAACAGCGGCTTTCTGTTCATTATCTGCACGTAAGTCAGCAATCAATTGCATCATCATATTTCGTTCCTCATTCAAAACATCACACAAATGAGCGTAATGATCACGCTCTTGTTTCAGACCGGTAGCATATTTAACGCCTTTCTCGAAAACCACCTTCATTGCTTGTTCATCAAGTGGTGTGTACTTGGAATAACAACCAACCCATTTATTCCTATCAGGATTATGCAAATAAGCGTGACGCAGTTCCTTGTTATCTTTCTCCAATTGTTCCATCTTACGAATAAGACTTCTCAAAGCAGCAAACTCTAACTTTTCAACATCAAACAAATCATATCTAACTGACATTTGCTCATAAAATCCTGCTTTCGTCTCAGCCGCTTCCAATTGATTTCGCAACTTATAAATTTCCTGTTCCATTTTCATCATATCGCTACTATCTCGATGGCGCTTCGCCGTACCTTTCATAAGACGATCCAATTCCTTAAAACAACCAGGCCCATAATCAAACGACTGCATACATTCAAGCATCTGTAAAGTTGTTCTAATGATAGTAGTAAAACTAGAACCAGCGTGAGCAGTCACAGATCCACAAGCAAATTCAGATTCATGTGTTATTTGCCTAATCCTGGTATAATACCAAGTGTTATATTTATACTTCAAATCAACCCAATACAATGGATCAGTCTCTTCTGCCTCTTCCAACCACAGCAAGTAATCAAGTTCATTATTAGGAGCCTCTTCCCACAATCGCAAGGTTCTTCTATTCTCAAAGATTAACACTTTCAAATTCTCTGCAACCCATTTTGTCTCACAACATTTCAATATTTCTCTCATTATATCAACAGGAGTAACAAAAGCTAGATAACTCAATGGATTAGCAGCAAACTTCTTGATAAGTCTTTTCACACACTTAATCACATGCTCACGCCCAACTTTAACAGGTTCCTCATCGGCAACTTGTAAGAAATACTCATCAATTTTCTTTGTAATATCAAGACGTACATCAAGTATCCTACACAAATGCTCTAATAACTGTACATAAAACTTAATACGCAAACTTTCATCCTCAAAATGCATGTCAACTGCTCTGAATATATTCTTTCGCCGAGGTTCAACAATCCTTGACAACTTACGAGCAAGTTCAGCTTCACACATACCATCAAGTTCTTTAAACCAATCTGGATAATATATTGGATGATGGAATTGTATGTCTTCTATCATTTTCTCACACAGAACCAAATAAGGATCTACTAAGGCACGTATCAAATCTCTAATAAATCGTCCATTCATTGAAACCAATTCTTTCGAGTGGAACAACGACGACATATTGTTTAAATACATTGCTGTGTCAACATCAACTGTCTCATTTGGGGTAAATGCCCGAGGGCACGCTTTATAACTCGGTGCACGTGTAGAAGCCATGTCGATTTCTCTAGCAGTAAAATAAAATTTGTCAGTTTAAAGCACTGACAAGCTTCCCTCAGACTATGTTCGCTGAGGGCTGAACGATATGTCTTTGGTTGCATATCAACCCACGCCGTAGCGCGCACGCTTTTAACCAGTTTCCCTCTGGGACGAATATCACGTCATTGTACGTTAGTGTTACAGACTAATAATAATATTAGAAAGGGAACATTATTAACCCCGAAAACAAATATAATACAATCAACATAAGATTTAGAGCTTTCCAAAAGTGGGGCTACCACATTCCAGCGCACTGGCAGTACTTACTCACTTATTATTGAATGTATAATATCGTTTAAAAGAATAAAAGAAAAGCATGAAATGAATCACTTACTCACTTTTATACTAACAATACAAACATAAAGAAAAACGATAAGGAAAGAAGACACATTTTTAAGTCGCAAGTTTTATAAAATAAAACAAGGTACTTAAATTAGTGTTTAAAATA